CAATGACTAACGATACTGGTGCAACAACTCTAGTAGACGCTTCCGGATTATCTGGATGGGTTGCTGGTTCACTGTTAGCAATTTCAAAAATTTATTGGAACACTGATAGTCCCGCAGGTGGAGTTGTTATAAGTTGGGGTGGCACAGGTGGAGTTGGTGATGCTTTTGTTCTAATAGGCAGTGGTTCATACGGATACACATCAGGACAACCCGCAATTACTTGTAGCCGAACTTCATCAACAGCAGCAACGAGTGATATTATTATGACTCCCGGTGCAGCGTGTTATGGTACAATTGTAATCGAATATACAAAGATGGCACTTAACGGATCTGGCTGGTCTGCATAATGGCAGCAACTGATCTAGGGGTCGGAGAATACGGCGGTAGTACCAGTACAGTAGATTCTGGTACTACCGATGCTCTTGCTCGGCAACCAGAAACATTTGACTACTCACAGTCAAATCAATTTAAGATTTATCTACCTATCTTTCCAACGACAGAATGGTTTGTGGTGAGGGCAAATATTCCTGGTGTCACTATGGGTCAGGCATCTCAGTACACACCATTTGTAGATGTTGCAGTGGTGGGTGATAAGTTACAATACGATAACTTTAACATGACCTTTATGGTTGATGAGTCGTTACAAAACTATATGGAAATGTATAACTGGGTAAAGAACATTGGGTTTCCCTTTAGTGGTAAAGATCAATTTAACAAACTGCCTAGACCAGATCATATTGATCGTAGTAACAATACACGAACAGGAGTTAGGCGTATGAAAGAAGATACTACCGATCATGGCACAACAAGTGCTGTAGTATCATCTAGTGATAGAAACTTATACACAGATATTAAGATGACTATTCTGACAAGTAAGAACAACCCTATTGCGAATATTACTATCTATGATGCCTTTCCTATTAGTTTAGGTAACATAGAATACAGTCAACAAGAAAGTGACACAAACTATGCAGTCTGTGAAGCATCTTTTGCTTTTAGTTGGTTTGATGTGAACTCAAGTAAAGCATAAATAAAAAGAAGCAGTTAAGTTATTGATGGGATAGGTTAATAAATCTTCTCACTATATTGTGGAAGCATACATAGGTTAGAACCAATAACCTCTAACTGCTTCACACTTTTACTATATTATGAACATATGAATATTGAAGAACTATATAATGATGTTGAACGGGACTTGAGAATTGATGATACTGAATTAGACCTAGAGTCTATTCGCACTCCTCAAATACACAACAAGTACCTAAAGTTGTACACTAAACATTCTTTGCAGTATAAAAAACTGCAAGATGATTATAAGGTGATGTATCGTGCCAAGTGGGAATACTACACGGGCAAGGCATCACCAGATGTATATAAAGAAAAACCATTTGACTTGAAGGTTCTAAAAGCTGACATTGGTATCTATCTTGATGCTGATGTTGAGTTACAACAACTCAGTCAAAAGGTGGCGTATGCCAAACAGATAGCAGACTACTTAGAACGAATACTAAAGGAGATTAACAATCGCAACTGGACAATAAGAAACACTATTGAATGGAAGAAGTTTATTCACGGTGACTAGTTGTGACTGCCATAATTGAAAAATTTAATGAAGCGTACATCCGCATCAAATGTGAACCCGACATCGCAAGAGAGTTATCAGAGTTCTTTACGTTTGAAGTTCCTGGAGCACGATTCATGCCTTCCGTCAGAAGTAAAATGTGGGACGGAAGAATCAGATTATTCTCGCCTGGTACTGGTAAAATCTATTATGGACTACTACCGTATGTCCAGAGATTTCTCACGGAAAACGGACACGACTATTCGTTATCAGAAGATTTTGAAATTAGAAATCTTGAAAGAAGTCTTACAGCAAAGTTTGTCTGGTCTCTACAGAAAAAAGGATTCAAAGCGAGAGACTATCAGATAGATGCTGTTCATAAAATCATTTGTGATAATCGCGGTCTTATACTTTCTCCTACTGGGTCTGGGAAATCTTTTATCATCTATGCTTTAGTTCGTTACTTTCTACAAAAACTTACAGGCAAAAAGATTCTTATCATTGTACCCACTACTGGTCTAGTGGAACAAATGTATTCTGACTTTGCTGACTACGGTTGGTTTCCAGATGAACACTGTCACAAGTTGTATGCTGGTTCAGACAAGTATACTAAAAAAGAAGTTGTTATCTCTACATGGCAATCAATCTATAAACTAGATAAAAGATACTTTAATCAGTTTGGTGCAGTTATAGTTGACGAAGCACATCTGGCAAAGGCCAAGTCTCTTACTGGCATTATGACCAAACTACATAACTGTAAGTATCGTATTGGTCTTACAGGCACACTTGATGGTACAGAAGTGCATCGTTTAGTGTTAGAAGGTTTGTTTGCCGTACATGAACAATTTACTACAACATCTGAACTGATAGAAAAGAAACAGTTATCACCTTTGCATATTCGTGTGTTAGTCTTAGAACACAATCAGAATGACAAACGAATGATGAAGGATAAGACCTATCAACAAGAGATGGAGTTTCTATCTACGAATATGAAACGTAATCAGTTTATTCGTAGTCTGGTGTGTGCTACTGATGGAAACATATTAGTGTTAGCACAATACATTGAGAAACAGTTGATACCACTAACAAAGATGATAGTAGATCATTGCGGTGAACAGAGAACTATTCATCTAGTATATGGAGCTACTCCAACAGATGACCGTGAACGTGTCAGAGAACTTGTTGAAAAAGATACCAACTCAGTTATTATGGCATCTTATGGTACATTCTCTACTGGTGTAAACATAAAAAGAATTCATGCCATTATCTTTGCATCACCTTATAAGTCACAGATCAAAGTATTACAATCTATTGGCCGTGGGTTAAGAACTGCTGAAGATAAACAAGAACTAGAGCTTTTTGACATAGCTGATGATTTGTGTTATAATAATAAAGATAACTACACATTAAAACATATGCAAGAACGAATACAAATCTATTCTACTGAAGGGTTTGATTATGATATCGTTCCTGTCAAATTAGATAAGAATAAATAGTATTATGGAATATGCTGATACAGACCTAACGGATAACATTTACAAAGTTCTAAAACTTATGGATGGGTCCGATGTGCTTTGCAAGATATTGCAAGAGTATGATGATGCTTTGGTAGTAGAATGTCCTATGCAAGTTAATAAAACTCAAGTTCAGGATCGGCATGATACTATTGTAGAACATACTGGCTTACAACGATGGATTAGTTTTACAAATGATACCCAGTTTGTAATAGCTAAAGAGAAGATACTTGGATCAGCTGATCTATCTCCCGAAGTAATGATTTACTATAAGATGATATCTAGAAAAGCTAAAGCTGAATCCTTACAAGATCAAATGGAACATGAAGGGTCTACAGAGGATGAACAACTGGATAAGTTAAGAACTAATATAGAACGATTACAGGAACTAATGGAAGGAGAACTTAATCCAGATATAGATGAGGAAGATATACCTGAAATTGATGATAAGAGAATACTACATTAAATGGATATTCAGTTTCCCTCGCAGGGACTTAGCTGAGCTTATCATATAAACTAATATTTGTCAACCATAAATTGAAAACTATTATATGTGACATTGACGGAACACTAACCAGATACTTGGATGGTGGCCATCAAAGAATAATACACCAAGACCATGAAGCATTGCCAGGTGTTGTAGAGCATATGCGAAGATGGGAATCTAAAGGTGCCCGTATTATACTCATCACTGGCAGAAGGGAATCGGTTCGACAAAGAACAGAGGATGAGTTGAGAAGAATAGGTATTCCATTTGATGTACTACTCATGGGTTATGCTGACACCGGCAGAATACTTATCAACGATATATCTCCACACGTTGGCAATAAAGCACACGCAGTAAATGTACCAAGAGATGCTGGTTGGAATGATATTGATTGGAACACTATAGGTCTTGACAACATACCATAATTATGTTACTATTATAGATGTCGAAACAAAAAAGGCATTTAGAAATGAAGAAGGTAATCTATCTTGCGGGACCAATCGCAGGACTAAACAAACAAGAAGGAACAGCTTGGAGAGATGCTGTATCATATGACCTCAGTGAGGCATCTAACGGAAACATTATTGGTATCTCACCTCTACGATGTGAACCAGTGCAACCGGGTATGAAGTATGATGAACCGGGTGCAGTTGATAAGTTGTGGAGT